CATCCCATTGCCCCATTATGAGTGCCTCTTTAGACAATAGCCAAGTAGCGTTACATGATTCGTCATATAAAGCAGATGGTTTCCCTTGATGAACTACTAAAAATTCTATCCTTTCGCCATTCCGTTTAAAAAAGACGCTGCTTCCTATTGATTTTGAACCGATTGTAGGCATTATATTATCCTCCCTTATCGTTAAAACTCTATTCTTTGAGCTGAGGTGTTCCAGACGCCCTGAACATTCTTGCCGTCAAGCGTAGCAAATGTTACAGTGAACTGGTTCTGGTCTACGCCGGTATTGACGATGAGTTCAAGCAGCGTTACTCGTGAGTCCAAGTTGTTAAGCAAGTTAATTATCGAGTTATGAGCCTCCGAGTCGGCGTTGTGCGCGGCTATCAATTCTGCTGCTGCTTCAAGGAACTGCGGGAGCATCGTAATTGTGCAGTAGTTTTCGACGTCCTCAGCAGTCATCCATATTTCGCAGTTATAGTCAACTGTAACTCCATAGCCTTCGCCGATGACGATGCTGACCGGGAAGCGTCTTACGTCAACGCCGGTGGTTGACATTGCGCTTACCCATTGCGGATAGTCGCCGAGGCATCCGTAGTAGATAAGCACCTCGCCCTCGTCCGGGTCGTAAGCATAAACGCCGAACTCACGGAGCCAGAAGCCGTAGTCAAGACCGCCGTTAAGGTCGGAGCGGTATTCGACTATCATCTTGACGCAAGCGCCGTTATATGTCGGCGTTGACGATGTTCCTTGCGCTACCGGCTCAACAAGGTCGGTTAAAGTTCGGGGTTGTACGTCATCAGGGCATATACCGGTGCCAACCATTATTCGGGAAAGGTTCAACTGCTTTCCCGCTACAAGTTTGGCAATCAACGCCCTGCCTTTATCGGTAACTGAGAATCCATAGTGGCTCATTTTTTATATATCCTCCATATTCGGCAGATTTGTTTGTGTTACGTTTTGTCCCGCCGGAATTACTTCAGCGGTGTCGGTGTAATCTATGTCCGCACCGAACTCCGGTAATGTTGTACTGCTGTACCCGTGTCCGCCGACGGCACTCGTCAATAAATAGTTTCTCATCTCCGGCGTGACCGTATAAGCGATGACTTTTATTGCCACACCGGCGGCTTTGATGAAGGGAGCGGTTAAGAGCATAGCGGCGTTGTCTTGCGGCGTCAGCTCACTTGTTTCAAATATCATAGTTGCCGGAATATCGGGACTCTCGCTGTAATACAACGGTTTGTCCCAGAACATCCGGAAGGCGTTTATGATATTTGCGTAAGTGCAGGTGCAGGTGTTTTTCCATATCTTGTAGATAAGATATTTCCGGTATTCTTCGTCATCGATTACAAATACCGACTCGTTGATACAAGCCAGCTCACCGGCTTCTTTGCGGCTGAGAACTACGATATCGCCGACGCCGTCAAGCTGTTTCCCGACAGCCGTTTGCACTCCGCGAAGGTTCTGAAGGTCAAGAAAGTAATTAAATACGTCGTTGAGCTGTTTCCCGATTGCTTCACTTAAAGCATCAATGACTGGTTTTTCTTTGAATTGTTCTACGAGGTCAGCTCGCAGTTTCTCAACATATTCAGGCATTGATTACCACTCCTATCATGCTTTCGGACGTGACTGCCCTTTCTCTTGCGGAGATGCTAACGCTGCGCTCGTCGTATACAAAGCCGGATTCCGAAGGGTCGGTTGAGGAATGCAGAAGTATGTCAAAATAGTCAATGCCGGGAACTTTGTTATATAGCTCATCCGTAAACTTCTGAGGAACGACGTCACTTCCGGCTTCTACATCCTCCATACAGGAAAGAATGGTTTCTTTGATAAGTTCCGCGTAGTTTGTCGGAGGGTTTGTTTTTGTACTGAATGTTACGCCGACTTGGAAATAAACATAAATTTTGACAGGTCGGTTAAACCGTATATCGATATCCTCACCATATGCGCCTTTAAGCGTCACGGTTATGCCGTTTTCGCCCTCAACACAATAAGTGCTGATGCCGCCAGCTTTCGTGTATAGTATCTGGTTCGCAATTTCGGTATTGTCACCGCCGTCAACGACGATTTCTACACTATGCGGCGGTCGTCCCATGTCGTCAGTTACATTCGTGTCATTTTCGTAAACAGCAACGGTCTGGACGCCCTGAACGTTTTCCAGAATTGCGCTGCGAATACTTTCAAGCATCCGGTAAGAACGGTTATATATTTTATCTATATGTGATTCCCGAAACTCGCTGTCAGTTTCGGTAAGTCGTCCGGCGATATAAGACCCGACATTGACGACAGATTGAAGTCCTGCTACAGAACGAACGATTTTTGTAACAACGCCATTCGGGATTACTATATCGCCGTATTCTTCGGTCGGGAAGGACACGATTGTTCCAACGGTTCTGGTTGTCAGATTTTCGGACAGCACCATTGTATTTGAGCTAACCTCGTCTTCGGATGCAATTATAAGCGCACTTTCTTCGATTATTGCCGTGAAGTCGTTTCCGTTTATCTGCTCCGCAAGGTTTTCGAGAGTGTCCGCAGTATACAGCGTTCCATTTAAAACAATACTGAGAGCCGCCGTGTTTCCCTCGGAAGCGATGACAACCGCCGCTTTGTTAAATCTCGTGCGGGTTATCTCCGAGGCTTCGGTTGATACAAGATTAATAGCTGGGTTAGTATCAGTAGCAAGAATAGTTCCAGCAGGAATTACCGTGCCGTCAAGTCCGGTGCAGAGGATATAGTAGTACGATTTTGCCGGCATTTCTCTTGTAATGCCGCCAAACTGCAAGCAGTTGTCAAGGCTGCTGCCCTCCGCCGAAGATGGGTATTGTGAGAAATAGACGTGCGTGCCGTACTCCCATAACTCCGCTATCTGGTCGGCTATGTTTGTAAGCAGATGGTTAAGCAGCGATTGAGGATTCTGACGGGTGTTCACACCGAGTTTTCCGGACATACTCTCGTGCATTTCTTCCCGTATAACGTCTAACCTTTTAGGGTTCGGTCCTTGTTCAGTTAATCCGTATTTTGCCAAGTGATGCTCACCTCCTCCCTGAAGGTTTCTTCGTCAGTTGTAAAAGCAATTTTGATGACGGCTTCCCGCGTCCGGTTGTTAACGGATAAAGTGATGCTTGTTACATCAGTTACGCCATCAACTTCCATAACGGTCTTCCGAATAAGGTGGCGTATCTTCGCTTCACTCGGATTCTTAACCAGCACGTGTTCAAAGTGAGGGAAACCCATAGAAGGACCGAGCCGCCACTCTTTAAAAAACCATAGCAGTCGAACACGTACCGCTTGACAAACGCTGTCCGTTATGTGAATGTCGCCGCCGTCGGTCAACTCCAAGTCGCCATCATTTGTGAGCTTAAAGTCTAACATGGATTCACCATCCTTAATTCGGAGCAGAAGTCGCGCCGTCGCCGGTTGTATGCGTATGAGTGCTGAGAGCGACTCCGTTGCCGGTTACTTCGCCGGTTGCGGTTATCGCTCCGGTGTTTGATATATTTCCACCGCCGTTGATGTTTCCGTTGATATTATGATTGCCGGTTGTATCTACATTACCGGTTATATTTACATTGCCCACGATGTTCACCCTGCCGATTATATCAACGCCTCCGGGATAGACTTTCATTTTGGTGTTACCGGCTATTATGACGACAGCATCATCGCTACAAGCCTCCACCATAGTTTCATCTCCGGTTACTGCGATGTTCGGGATTGCTATTGCGCTGCTGAGGTCGAACTTTAAGTCGGTTGCGGTTTCTTTTCCGTAAAGCCAATAATCAATGGCAGTTTCGGAGAAGATGAGCAGGCATCCATCACCGGGTTTAATCGGGAAAGCTATTGTTACATTCTTGCTTTGAGGGAATACGACGGGTACGCCGCTTATTGAAGGATAATCTATTGTCTTACCGTCCGGCTTCTTGTACTTCGCTTTCGGCTGAACAACCGCTTTGCCGGATTCGGGGTCATATGATTCGATGACAGCAGGGACGGCTGTATGGATGCCCTCAACAGTTTTCCGTGCAGTATCCTTTACGCCTTGAACAAATTCTTGCATCATAATCAGTCAACCTCCAACAACCGAGCGGTGCATACCCAAGAGCCTTCGTAATTGTCGCCTTCGATGACAAGCGAATAAACACGGAAATAACCGGTTACATAAATACTGTTGAGATAAACATAATCGTCAATGTTAATAGCGGCATTCATAAGGAACTCTGCATCCCAGCCGTATTGATATTGGTTATCTTCTTCCGCTATTTGAATACGCTGCGGGATGCCGATAAGTCCGGTTTCGGCTGACAGCTCATACACCTCTCGGTTCATTGTGTCGTAAGGTTTCTTTACCTGTAAAACACCGTTTTGGATGTTCCATATAAGTCCGCTTGTATTGCAAGCTTTTGTTAATACATCGGCAGCCGGTCCCACAAA